GCAGCAGCACCACCAGCAGCAGTCAATGCTAAATCTGTTAATGATGTGCCGCCACCAGTAGAAGTTCCTCCTTTACCAGTTTTCATTTGTTGTCCAGAAAAACCAGTAGCAGAACGCATTTCTGACATGCCTTCTAACTTTGACAATCTTGTTTCTACATTTTCCTTAAACTGTCTAAAATTAACATCTTGAAATTCTTTGAAATCTCTTTCAAGTCTTGTTGCTGTATTATTCAAATCAGTTATCAGATTTGTTGTTTTTTTGACTTCTTTAGCAACTTCTTCTTGACTTTTCTTTAGTTTTTCAAAATTGAATTGTGTTTTTCTTAAGTCATCAGAAACAGCAATAAAGTTTCCTTTTATTTTTTCAAACTCTTTTTGAGGATCATCTTCAAATTTTCTTTGGTCTCTAAGTCTATTGGCAATACCTTCACCAATAATACCCATACCACCTATAGAAGTTGTTAACTGAGAAAGATATGTACGACCAAATGTTGATAGTTTCTTTCCTGGTTCTGCACGTCTTGCTTCTCTTATTGATGCTCCTATTTTGGAACCAAATACATCTGTTAGTTCTCTTTCTACATTAGTAGCAATTCTGGCACCAAAAACCTTTGTTACATTTTCACCAAGAACAGCAGGAGAATATGCCAACTCATCTCTTTTTCTGAGTCTTTCAGCACGACTTTCTTTTAAAGTCTGTGCCATTTCTTGAACACGAGATTTTGTTTCTGTTTTTCCAGTTCCTGGTGCAGATGCCGCACTTGCTGCTTCAACTGCTGATTTTCCTGCTGGTTTTGGTAAGTCTGCCAAAGATTAGTATCCTTTTCTTTGCATTGCTTCTGCTTTCATTCGTGCTTGCTTTGCTTCTTCTTCTCGTTTTTCAACATCTTCTTTAATCAATGCCATGTAAATATCACGTTCAAACGGTATCAGATTTTCTAAGTCCGATACCGTCACAAATTTGTGTTGTTGTACTAGGTTGAACACCACCTTATAATAATTCTCTAAGGTGTTATGGTTCAACCAAATGTAAAAAAATCTTCTAGGGTTCTCAACTCAATCTTTCTTTCTGTTCCCTTCTCATTCTTATACTCAATCGCATAATATAGACTTGGAATAGAGTTAAAAAACTCCTGAATCTTCTCGTATTGCTTTGCTGGAATAGAATCAATAAACTCTAGCAACTCTTTCTTCTGTACATTCTTACAATCATATGCCTTATCGTTTTCAAATATCTTGGTCATACTTGGTAATAGAACTGTTTCAAATACTTTGTCATCTGATAGATTGAAAAACTCTTTGTCGGTATAAACAGAAACAGGTGGATATCTAAGAACCAATGAGATATTATCTCCCAGATCAATCACAGGATTTGATTCAGTGTCTTGTTTGACTTCTACCTTATCAAAGTCAATTTCAAAGTTATAAACCTTTTCGTCTTCATTATCTCTATATGATGCCTTGGTCTTGTTAGAAATAGAATAAGAACGAATCTTGAGGAACAAATATTCCATATCAACAAACGCAAGATCATCAACCTTTACGTTTGGTGTAACCATGCAGTTATTGCATACTTGTTTGATAGCATTTAGTTGGTCTGCTCTATCATCTGATTGTTTTGCCATTAGAAGAATCTTTTCTTCTTTGACAAGCATAGGACGAACCTTAATTGTTTGTTTGGTTGTAGGAATAACAACGTCAAAAGTAGGTTGTGATAATTTAGGTAGCATTTCAGTATTTCTCCTTATTCTTCATTTTCTCTGCTAATATACCAATCCAAGTATTCAAATACAACTCCAACTCTGGCAGTATTATTGGTATCTGCCCAGTTTAGATTTGTGTCAATCACTTGTGAAGGAAATGCTTCCTTACAAATGATATTGATGGGTTTCTTTTTTCCAGTTTCATCAAACACAGCAATATTCAATTGAGTAACATAATTAACCTTATATTCAAGTTCGTATGGATAACCACCATATAAAGTTCTTGTTCTATTAAATCCTTCTTCAGTATCGTGTGGCAATATGTATTGTAACCAGTTGTTGAACAGATTCCATATTCCTCCATCTCCATCTGAAATAAATGAACATTGTAAAGATTGAAAGTTTGGAGCAAAAGGTCTTTTTTCTGATGGTCCATATGTCCATCTTCTGGTATCATGTTGCATTAACTGATATCCTGGAAGATTGATTGACTCACACCAGAATTCAATTGATCTATTCATTGATGCTGCGGGACCATTTCTTAGTAAAACTGCAGGTGTTGCAAATGTAACAAGAAACTTATTGTTTCTCATTACACCATTTCTACTTCTTAACTCAGATTTGAAGTCTTCTATATTAAATCCTGGCATCTTTAACCTTTTCTAATCTTATCCAGAGATTCTTGGTAAACTCTGCGTTTTCCTGCCTTTGCCCATCTTTCTGTTGGTAAGAACAAAGCAATGTTCCAATCTTCTGGATCAACAATATATATCCTTGATCTTAAATGGTCATATAGATATCGTTTAACACAAGGAAGAAAGTTTCTATCTCTGGATGCTGCTTTAACAATCTGATATGATATCATAATGCGTTTCTTCTCATCCAAATGTTTGTTTTTGATAACATTTCGGTATAATGAATCCATAAGCACTGCTCTTCTGTTTGGTGGAAGATAGTGAAGGTTCAATCCAAGAAACCCATCCTTGTAGATTTCAATAGGAATAACAAGAGGAAACCTATCAAAGTATGGCAACTCTTCTTTCCATTTTGGGTCATAGAAATACATACACATTCTACCAAGTTGTTGTGGTTGAATGCGGGGTATTAGTCTATCTGGATCACGCATAATCTCGTTGCCATTTGCTTGTTTTCCAGCAAGTTGCCTTGATAGTTTCATATAAGCATTAATAGCATTCATTGATGCTTCTTTTAACTTTGTTCCCAAAGTGTTTTTTAATCTATCAAAGAAAGATGGTTTGTTTTCTTCTGCCATTACTTGATTCCCAGATTTTCTTCTGTTAATACGACGAACTTCCATTTTCTATCAGCACAAAAGTTTTCTGCTGCTTTCCATTTTGCTTGGTTGATAGCAAATGTGACAGATTCTTCTAACATTATTCGTTTGTTTTTCTTTGTTGTAGGTGGTTGTGTTTGATGTTTTGGTTTGATTTCAACTACCAGAGTTTCTACGATACCTTGTTTATTTCTTCGTTTAACAAGCATATCAGGATAATACTTGTGGAGTTTATTATCTATTGGTGATAAATATGGTATAAAGAATTCTTCTGAGGCATATGAAATAACATCAGGATGAGAATCAAGATAGTTTAACATCTTTTTCTCCCAACTGGACCTATATACGATATTGTTTGCGTTTCCCATATACTTTTTGGGATTTTTGGGTTTGAATAATCCTTGATGATAGTTTCTTGCCATTATAATACTCTATGTTTGCTTATTGGTATTTATATAAATACTGACAAACGATTACCATCATAGGAAACAAAATGGCATTACCTCCAAGTGTACAATCAGGACAATCCAACTCACCACAATATTCTCAAAGAACATTTTTCGCAGAACAAGGATATACTGCACCTGGATATCAAACAGGAAATATTATTGGAGCAGCAAATCCAGCATCTGCCATAGATAATGCTATTAGAAACATTACTGTTCCTCCAGCATTAACTTTTCCTTCAGATTTACCAAAATATTTTTCATATATTATTCAAAGCAGAATTGTAGGAACTACTAGCAACAATCTACAAGTAACGAGAGCATATAAATTGCCGTTACCACTACAACTTAATAGACAACATGAAGTGAACTATGATGCTAATTTTAATTATCTGAGTGTGCTGCCAGAACTTGCTCAACGAGTTTTACAATCAAACGTATCCAGAGGAGCACAAGCATTTTTAGGTTTATCAATAAATAACTTCAAAAATGTCGTTTTAAGTGTGCCCGATTTTCAAACATTTCAAATGGTGTGGAAATTGTCTCCAAAAAATTTTAATGAATCTCAGGAAATACAAAGAATTATAAATGGAATACAAACAGGAATGCATCCTCCAACAACACAAGCAGCAGGAATTAACTTAACTTTTGGGTTTCCTGATGTTTTTTCAGTTGGTTTAATACCAAACTCTAAATATTTGTTTAAAATGAAACCTTGTGCTATTACTGCTGTTATGTTTGATTATACAGCTTCTGGAGTTCCATCATTCTTTAAGAACACAAAAGCTCCAACCTTTATAGG